ACAAAGGTACAAATTAAGGAATCCCTCAAAGGAAAATTTTTATGTCAGGACAAATTCTCTAATGATATTGAACTCCTTGTTAAAGAAAACAAGGATATGAATTACATAGAAGCAATCTGTCACTATTGTGAATCAAATAATGTTGAAATTGAGTCGGTTAGTAAATTAATTACCAAACCTTTGAAGGAAAAACTTAAGTGGAATGCCACAGAATTAAATTACCTTAAGAGAACTTCTAAAGCAAAGTTTATGATATGAGTTGCAAAGTTTTTTGCACATATCCATGGAAACAACTCTTTAGTGATTCTTATGGTGTCTATATGCCTTGTTGTATGGCAACTGTGAATCATCCCCACAATGGATGCTGGCACGGTGCCAAATCAGATTTTCCTGCACCAAAAGTCAGCGAAGTTTCACCGTCTGAATTTTTTTATTCTGATTATATGAAACAGTTGAGATCTGACATGAGAGGAGGTAAGACAACTCCTCTTATTGAAGAGGTTTGTGCAAATTGTATTAATGAAGAAAAAGAAGGTAGAAAAGGTTTAAGAGATCCTCTATGGTATGAACCACTAGGCAGAGTCATAGAAGTTAAATTAAGACTATTTGGTAATGCATGTAATTTGTCATGCTACATGTGTAGGATAAAAGACTCAAGTTCAAGAATAAAACAGACTGAAAAATTAATTGAAATAGATCCTGAGTTTGGTGAGATGCTAGAGTATGATAAGTTGACAGATGAAATGAAACATGGTGGTGTCAATTACAATGTCATAGAGGATATAAAAAAAATAGCACCAAGAATAAAAAAAATATACATCATAGGCGGTGAACCATTTATCATGCCTAAACATTACGAAGTTTTAGATGCTCTAATCGAAATAGGTCAGGCAAAAAATATTATATTAAAGTATCATACAAATCTCACAAAATTAGAGTGGGAGGGAAATCATATTTTCGATTACATAAAAAGATTCAAGGGTTGTGATATCAATTGGTCATTAGAAGGATTAGGAGAGCAGAATGATTACATAAGGTTTGGATCAAACTGGGAATCAAACTTACAGAATTATTATAAGATAAAGAAACATGCTAAAGTTTGGGGAAACGTATGTGCCTCATCTTTATCAATTTTGTCTCTTCATGAGACTGAAAAATGGATGAAAAGTGAGGGTCTTGATTACTCAATTAATAATATTCAAGAACCTAGACCATGTAGGATTGATTCACTTCATCCTAAAATAAGAGAACAACTTCTACCCCTTTACAGGAATACTAAATTAGAGAGTTCTTTATCTGCAAATATAGAAAATTGGGAAGATAGATGGGCGGAATTGTTAAGGTATCTCAAGGCATTAGACGAAATAAATAACACAGACTACACTAAAGTTTTTCCTTTATTGAACGTAGAATGATATGCCTAGATTATCACCAGAAAAATTTTACGAAACATTAAATAATTTATCTGGAACGGATAATTTTAATCTTCAACAACCAAAGAAAAGAAATTCTCCTTTAAAAAAATATAATGGATTATATAAAAAAAAATCTGTTTCTCCACAACCAGATAATTTATATCAATTATATTTGGAGAAACCTACAATCAGGGTTTTAAATATACATGCACATAATGGATGTAATTTAGCATGCAAGGGGTGTAACCATAATAGTCCTTTTCTTGCACCAGGTAGTTCACTGAATGTTGATATGATGATTGAAGATATAGAGACAATATTACCAAGAATAAATGTATGGTCACATATAAGTGTGTTAGGAGGTGAGGCACTTCTTGAACCAAGATGTGAAGAAATATTGACTGCCGTAGAAAAAAATTATGATGGTCGAATAAAATTATATTCTAATGCAACATTATTGTATGAAAATAGAGAGTGGATAGTAAAACATATGAATAAAGATGTGAAACTATATGTGACCCTTCATCTTAATCCTCTATCAAAATCAGGAAAAATACTTTATAAGAACGTAGAAAAATTTATTGAATATGCAAAGGATAAAACTGAATTAGAAGATCATTTACATTTGAGTGAACCTTGGGATGAATCATGGTTTGACATTGTAAAACATGAGGGAGATAAAATTTATCCGTACAATGACAATAATATTGATCAAAGTTGGAATAATTGCACTTGTCCTAATCCACAATTATATTCTGGGATGATATGGAAATGCCCTATAATTGCATATTTAAGAGAAACAATTTCATCCACAGGACAACTTGATGATCCTGCATGGAAACCTTATTTACAGTATCTTGGCACTCCAGTTGATGCACCAATAGAGGATTTATTTGAGATGGCGGATCAAACACTTATGCCACATAAGATGTGTAATATGTGTCCATCAAATCCTAAATGGCATTTTGCACATATTCAATTAAAAGGTGTTAAAAATAAGGTAGGACAATTTCTACATACTTAAGAATCTATGGACTCAATGTCAAGTGATACATAGATATGAATATAAAATAAATCATCATGGAAATTAAAGGTATAAATTTAATTGATTATAAATTGCCTGATTGTATTGTTTGCCTTAAATTAGGTGATAGATATAGTTCAGAATATGTAAACAATTTATATAAATCGGTGAGAAAGTATTGTGATATGGATTTTTTGTGTTACACAGATGATTGGGAAGGTATTGATGATGATGTTTTAATAGTGCCTTTTAAAGGAAGGATTCCAAAAGAAGAATGGACTACACCAGAAAATCTTTTACATAAAGAAACCTCGCTAGGATGGTGGCCAGCATGGGCAAAATTAGAATTATTTGCTGCACCTGAATTAAAAAATTATAATAGAAAAATATTTTTCGATTTAGATATTGTAATTCAAAATGACATCACACCTATCCTTGAATATGAAACTGATTGGGCAATAATAGATTCATCATATTGGAAGGGAGAAAACTGGATAAAAGATCATCCAAAGGGTAAGGCATGGAATAGTAGTTGTATTATTTTTAAAGATAATGAATGGGTTTATGATAGATATCAAAAAAATTGGGAGAATTTTGTAAAGGAATATGCTGGCATCGATGATTTTTTCAACGGAGAACATTTTAAACCAGATTTATTACCACCATGGTTCTATTCATATGCAAAAGGTTCAAAACCAGAACATTATTATGAGTCAATTTCAAAAAAGAAACCGTATAACAAATATCAATCTGATTTTTTAATTTGTTTATTTCATCAAAAACCTGACATTCACGAACTTGATTCTTCAAACATACTTTATAAATTGTGGACTGCGTAACCTGTTTAAAAATAGGAAATTTATACTCAGCAGAATATGTAAATAATTTACATAAATCAATTAGAAAATATTCTGATATTGATTTTATATGTTTTACTGATGATTCGGAGGGTATCGATAATGATGTAATAACTTATGACATAGAATCACATTGGGATGTTGAGGGGTGGTGGCCAGCATGGAGTAAACTAGAAATGTATGGAAGAAATGAATTAGAAAAATATGATAAAAAAATATTTTTTGATTTAGATATTGTAATACAAAATGACATCACACCTATCCTTGAGTACGAAACTGATTGGGCAATCATAGATACTTCATTATGGAAGGGGCAAAAATTTAAAAAAGAACACCCAGAACAAGCAACATGGAATAGCAGTTGTACAATTTATAAAGATTTGACAGATGTTTACGTTAGTTATATTGTCGATTGGGATTATCATGTTAAAATGTATAGAGGATGTGATAATTTTTTGTGGGTTAATGGGTTTAAACCTGATTACCTTCCAAGTTGGTTCTATTCATATCGTGAGGGATGGCATCCATCTCATTACTGGGAAAACCAATGGACACCACAATTTAAATACAATCCAGATTTTTTAATTTGTTTATTTCATCAAAAACCTGATGTACACGAACTTGAATCGAGCAACATACTCAAGAAAATCTGGAATGACTCCGTTTGATACTTATAAACAATATCTTGCATATAAAAATCATTTTACAAAAAATAAATATGATTACTTTCGATATGCGGGAAAATCAAAAGCGAAATTAGAATCATTTTATAAAAGAAAGGATAGATATTTCTTTGAAAAAACATCAAGAAAATATAAAGATCAGGAAATAAAAAATTTTTTTCTTGCTAATTTTACATCTACTGACAATCCACAAGGCATGTGGATTGGTGAAATTATAGGTTCAGGTGAGAAAACATACAAATCATGGCAAAAAAGACAGCAAAGTCTGTTTTATATTTTTAAAAATAATATTGAATTGATAGAAGATATTAATTTGTTTTTAGATGCATCAAAAGGTCATTCACCTTTACTTAAATTTCATTTGGCAGGAAAAATAAGTGTTGAAGAAATGGTTATATATGAGAAAATATTTGGATATTGTAAAAATTATGATAAACAATTAAATGATCCAGTATGGAAAATTATAGGTTTAAAGGTTAAAAAGTATTTACCATTCATGGATATAGATATTCAGAAATATAAAAAATATTTAATTGAAAATGTAAGATAAAATATGATTAGAACTTTGTTTGTACATATCCCTAAAAATGCAGGGACTTCAATATATAACTGTTTAAAAGATTCTGATAAGCATAACATTCCTAAGTGGTCTCGTGATGCATATCTTCCTCATTCTTATCTATTATCAAGAGCAAAACTTTATGAATTTAAACCAGAAATTCAATTTTGCGTGGTGAGAAATCCTTATGATCGATTTATATCAATTTACCATCATGTTCAGAAAAGAATGCTCGGATTTTGTAAAAAACTTAAACGTCGTATGCTGAAGTATCCACATGAAATAGAAAGATTAGTTTCTTCTTTTCCTAGTGTTAATTTTTTAGCAACTGCATCATTTGATGACTTTGTTCGGAAAACTTTATGTGAGTTTGATACTAAAGAAATTGTTCATAATTATCATCACTTCATGTCACAGTCTTCTTACATCG